TGTCGTAAATAGCATCTGTCATTTCTCGCACTTGGTGGTACTGTTTAGCTCCCGAAAACACATAAACGTTATTTCTTAAATCGTTAAGCATTTTAAAATCGGGACTATTCCATTCAACATCTGTTAATGCTTTACCAAAGCCATTATAAACACCATTAGTTAGCTTTTCGGCTACTCGTAAATATGTTGCAACGTCTAAAGATTGTGGAGTGATTAAGCCACTATACACACCAATTACAATACGTTCAATTTCTTCTTCTGAAAATATGTTAATTGGCGCAGCATTTTGTATGTCGCAAAATCCACACATCTATTGATAAAGATTATCTAATCTATTTTTAATATTAACCACATCGGTAGGATCATTAATTACAATAACCTCACTACCATATTTCTCTTCTAAATACTCAGGACTGAAAGTAAATTTACCAGTCTTAATTAACTCAATATCTATCTTAGATTGTTCAATTAAAGTTAAATCATCTTCTGCTTTAACAGTTATTTTAACGCCTTCAGGAAATATACCTAAACGTGTCATCATTGGCACTAATTGATAGTTTAAAACTCCTTCAATAAAAAATTCATCGTTATAAGCTACATTCTTTAAAACACGCTCTTGTACTTCTGCACTACCTACATAGGCTTTTTCGTCTAGCGTTCCTGTTTGCCCTAAAATAAGTTTACTAATCTCACTATTACAACGCTGTATCATCATGTCAAACACTTGAAAAGCATCTGAACGATTAGATTCTACTAACTCAATTAAATCACCTGTATCAAACACACCATAAGAAGCTACACCCATATTTTTAAGCATTGATTCCATATTAGCACGGGTTTCTTCATCTCTTACATCTGTTTTGCCTATTCTAATAGGGCTACCAAATATTTCTACAAATTCACTCCACGCGCCTAATGCGTTTTTCTTCCAAATAACTAAAGGAGCTGCTTTCATATATAAACCTAAATCTCTAGGCTTACCAACTCCAATACACCAATTATTATAAGGAGCTTCTAAGTAGTCAGTACCACTTAAATCTGCATAAGTATTAGTTACTATATGAAATTCGGGCTTAACGTATTCTCTAGGTACTAATTCAACTGATTTAAAAGCATTATCTACAACGCTATCAAATTGAATTAATGAATGTCCGTAATAAATAGCATCTAATGAATAATCTATAAAATCTCTAAACCATTTTTGTTTAATAATATATTCCAACTCTTCGTTTTCTTCACCGTTTAATTTTACATCAAAGTCTTTAGATAGCGTTAAGTTTTTACGTTGGTTAACTGCTGCCGTTAAGTGGGCATAATGTCTGCCGTTTTAGGCATATTAACAGAAACGTCCTGTACCTTATTAAAATCTATGTTGTATCCAAATAATTTCATTATATAGCTCCTTTTCGATTATAAAAAACCTCTGAAGATATAATATGATGTTCATTAGTTATTTTATCTATAACTAATAATTTACCATCTCCAAAAGACATTAATATTTCGTATTCATCATTCATTACCAAAGTTGATTTGATGTTTTAGTTGTTAATCCGTTTGAGTTTCCCCATCTAATTGAAACACCTTGTTGCGGTAAAATACTAGGTAAGTCTGCTGTTAAATCTCCACTTGCAACACGTTTAAGCCATGCAATAGCCCCACCGTTTTGAGTAGCATTATTACCATCATAACGCTCTTTACGTAGGTCTGGAATGTTACGTGGATTAATACGAGAGTGTAAATGATACAAAGTAATGTCTAGTAAATACATTACTATTTGTTGGTTTCTATTATCTCCTTCACTCCATTTAGTGTTATCATCGGGATAAGTAGCTGTTAAAGTGTAAGCACTTCCAACACTCCAAAATTGTGTTTCAGTTGGTAAAATACCTTTACAATTTAATAAACAAGTGTATTCAATATTGTTATAGTAAACCTTATCTCCTACAACGTATGAAGTGGTATTTACATATTCATCTTCTGGTAATGTAACGTAAAATAGTGTTTTATCAGCAGCTTTTAAAGTCCACTCAGAAGCATTAAAAGCGTGTGCAGTACTACCAGCAATTGACTTATAAATATTACCATTATAAACTACATATTGACCAGTAGTGTAAACAGTAGAAGCACTAAAAGCACTTGCAGTCCATTCAACTAATTGTTTGCCATTATAAGTAGCGGTAATATCAAATACTTTAGTATCTGTAAATATAGAATTAATTAAATAGCGTTGAGCTAAATAACTAATCATTTCGCTTTGTGCAGATTGCTCTACATCTAGTTTAGTTTGTTGGTTAGATTCAATTATTTGTTCAAGATTTGAATCCTGAATGACACGCAAATAATCTAAATCTCTTAAAAGTCTAGCCATTGTACAAAAATATAAACAAAATGTGCTTAATTAATACTATTGTTACTAATATTTTCCAAATCTAATTTAACCTTATTCTCTTTAATCTTATGAACCTCAGCATTAAGCATAGCTAATTCTAATTTGTGCATATCTTGAACGTAGGTAATAAAGTTGTATTTCAACTCTTTAATACGTGTTTTACGATTAATTATAAATGTATCGGAGTGAATTAATGTGTTCGTTTCCTTATCTTCAATAAAGAAAGTTATTGTATTATGTCCATCAATTAGTTCTTTGTGTGATTTTACTTTCATGTTATTTGTTATTTAAACCAATCATTTCTACTTATGTCCGTTACATTAATATTTAACATTCTTAAATTCTCACAATAATAACCTTTGGGTCTATCATTAGGAAAATCAATTGATATAGGAAATTCACCTATACCATAATTAAGGTTAACATTTATTGATTTAAGATACCTTATTTTTTCTTTCATAGGATCAAAAATATATGGAACACCTTCAATAGTTATTTCTTTTTGTTCATAATCAAATCCATTAATTGTTACTTTCATTACTTATATTTATTATAGATAAATTGTTTACCAGATTTTTCAACATCATTTTTTATAAATTCAATTAAATCAATCCTGTTTTTATAAAAATCATCTACTGTTTTTGATGGTTTAGCGTGATAACTTCCTATCATTTGGTTAATAACAATTCCATCTGTAGCTGTTTTAATATCCCATTCGTTAATTTCAATCATTTTAATCATTTCAATAATTTATCAATTACTTTTAAAATAGTTTGCTTATCTTGATACTCTTTTAGTTTATCTTTATCTGATTTGCTACCAGAACTTAATAAATCCATACCTAACTGTATCATTTTTACAGTATCGTTAATTTCTTGTTTAGTTAATTCCATTATAACCTATGTTTTACGTTTATCGGTGCGTTTCCTGTTTTCCTTACATATTGAGTAACATCTCCTCTTTGATACATTTGATATTCGTTTTTAAATGCTTCGCAAAGTAGATAATCTGTTAAGTCGCTAATATGTCCAAATGGCTGATATGATACACCACTTTTAGCATCTTTTACCTTTGTTTTATCTTTAGTTCCATCCGCTGCTTCCTTTGTATTAGTAAAATCGCTAATGGCTTCTTTTAACTCTGGATTAATTATAAACTCAATATCGCCAAAATTACTAAAAAGAATTGTATTAAAAAAATTACCTCTCATAACTATTGAAGGATTAGATTTACTAACTCTCATGATCGGTCTATAATTGGTTAATTCATTTTGTATTAGCTTAAAGAAATTATGCCCTTTCTCTTGTTTTACATCCTCCTTTTGACTAGTTGCATCGCCATAAATAAACAAGCCGCTTTCATGGTGTGGATATTTACGTTTAAATTCATTGCAAACATCTTTAATGGTATTTCTAGGATTAATGCCTAAAATAGTATCAATTAGCCTTATTTGTTTATTAGAAATTTGAAATATACCACAAGGTAAGTATGGGTTAACGTTTTCATCCCAACTAATATGAAGCGGCAAAGTGGGTTCATAGTGGCATGGTTTAACGTGTTTATCTAAACTAAAATATTTATAGAACTCTGCGCCTGTACGTTCCTGTAAATCCCAGTTACCCTCAACAAACACCTCATATTCATAGCGTGGCATTGATTTAAGAGATTCTAAATAGTCCTTATCAACAAAAGGGTTATCTGTAATTTTAGAAGGTATGTAAAGCCAATTATCTGGCAGAGTATTAGTTTTCCATTTATTATAAATCAATTCTTTAACCCAGTTGTTACTAGGATTGCAAGTAGCTAATATTAACGGTTTAGGTCTGTTATCTATAAAATTAGAACCTGCCCTTTCAATACATTTATTAAATGTTTTATACTGAATTTCATTTATTTCTTCAAGTAAAAAACCATTAACCTCAAGACCCTTAAATGTATCTAATTCCTTTTTTAAACGAAGGTATTGTATTTAGCTCTAGTTTTTTATAGCTTTCACGCACAACACACCACTTACTTTTAGGGTACATCTTACAAAGTAGTAATAATGCTCCTAATCCTGCAAAAGTTTTACCGCCTCGTATCTTTTCCCCCTTAATATTACTACTAAGGGGCTAACGAATAGCTCCCCCGTACATGATGAAATTGTATTTATTAGAGAATATAGCCTCTAAAAATTCATCCTGTTTGGGAAAGCTTTCAAATAGTATTTGTTTATTTGACATATTATTTAAAGTTTAATTTCAACACCGCCTATTTTAAAAACCTGTTCAAGTGTTTCATTTTCAGTTACAACACCTATTAATTGTTTAGGTTTTCCATAACGGTATTCATAAAACAGTTTTAAATGATAAAATGACCCAGATTCAACACCTTCTTTAAGTTTAGCAAATGCTACTTCATCTAAAGGGCTAAGTGCTTCAATTAGTTTAATTTCATCAGATTTAGGCTTTCTACCTGCACCCTCTCTAGTTCCGCCATGTGTACTCATGATATAATTTGATTATTCAAAAGCAAATATACAAAAAAAAATTAAAATAATGAATGTATATAACATTTAATACCATTTTTCTCACCTATATACCCATTAATAGCATTACTAAGTTCCTCGTCAGTCCAATTATAGTAACATCTGATTTTTTTCCACGTATTAATATTAAGCGTTAAGGTATAATCTTGTTTAGGTATAGGCATTTGAACTAATAAGTTAAATGCTTTTGTGAAATCTTCTATTTTCATAATCTAAAACGGTTTAAATGTTTTGTTATAATAATCTATTGAATTTGATTTTTCCATTAATCCAGCATCGTAAGCATCGATGATCTGTTGTTTTTCTTGTTGTAGTATTTCAGTAGCTTTTATCTGTAATTCTAAAGGTAAATCAAAGGAATAGGCATTAAGCCACTCTATCCATTCATTCATTGCTGTTTTCATATCTATTTTTTAAAATTGTTAAAATTCGCTAATACTTTAAATTCCTCAAGTGATCTAATTAAATGGTATTCATAACCTAGTAATTTAACTCTACTTTCAAAATCCTTTTGTTCTGCACTTTGAATCCCTTTAGGCATCTTTAATTCAATAAAGCATAGT